AAGTCACCTAAGTCCAAAAGAGACTTGTAGTGCCCGGGAGAGATAACAAGTGTATCAGCAGTATAACCGTGAACGCCTATACTTTTGATTGCAGTTGTTATATTCTTAAGGGCTAAGTCTCCAGCGGTAGCTGATGCAGCTTGAATGTAGTGACCTGCTATAAGTTCAGCGGAAGATGCGTTACCATACGAATTAATACGTCCAGAGTCTACTGTACCACCAGTTCCAAGGAAACCTGAATAGATGTTACTTGAAAAGGTTGTGATAGCAGATTCTGCTGTACTGTGTGTAGTGCCTGAAGTACCGAGAGTTGTATCTGCGATACCCAATAAGGCGTATACTACGTGTTTGGTTACGTGTCTGTCGACTGCTCTTCGGGCCTCATTCAAAGCCATTTCAACTTCGTTGAATCTTGAGTCTTCAATCATACGTCGGGTAACACCTAGTGCAAGACCCCATTCACGAACTGTAACTCGCTCGGAGCGTAAGTTTGTGTGTTGGTATTGCGGCGTGTTGCCTTCTTCTATCTCTTGCATACCCATTGAAGGTCTGCCAAATGTGACATCAATGTCACCTCCTGTGTCAGTGCTCATAGGTTCTGCGAACATGCTCAATGCTGGAAGGTCAGTGACCTTGTAATCCATGATTGCGTCTTTGTAATCTACAAGTACGCGCTCTCCAGCTCCGCCATCGGCGGCGCCAGTATTGAGTGATGTTAACAAACCGGGTGCTGTATCAAAATTTACCATATTTTAAATCTCCTTAAATTAATAGTACCTTTCTTAGTGCTGCTGCTCCACCAGTGTCATTATCAATCATGATAGCGACTCCGGCATCTGCTGTGGTCCCTGCTTTTAAGTCTCCGGTTGCTTTGACTTCAAGTAGAGCACCGCTTGCGGCAGTACCTGATACGTAGGCGTTTACTACTACACCCTTTCCTGTGATAACTGAACAGTTGTTTCCGCTGGTTGCGTCTGTGAACATGAATCCAAGGACGTTAGTAGCACTAGCTCCTGCTGGGTCTACCTCTCCGTCTGCACTCATGATAACAGCTACTCCACCGGAGCAGGTTGCGCCCGCAGTGAAAGGAAGAATCCTTGCTGGTGCGCCACCATCATTTACTAATATTTCTGTTGCCATGTTTAATTACCTCTAAACTTGCTTGTGTCGATTTTGAATCGACCATTGCTCATTGTTACTGAAGATACTCGCTCTTGTTCAGGAGTTGCTTCACCGTCTGGTGAAATTCCTTTACCGAACTGTCGTTCGGTTTCTACAGGAGCTGGCATTGCAGCTAGAGCTTCGCTGAATCCAGTCAGCTTCATCTCATCCCATGCAGAAAGTTCTTCGACGCGTGCATCTTTCTTATCTTCCTCGACTGTTCCCATAAGAACTTCCTTGGAAATAATTGCTTCTACTGTCTCAACTTTTCGAACTTCTGCTTCTTTAGCGGTTCTCTCTTCCTCAGCTAATTTGAATGCTTCAATTGTTTTTAAAGCATCATTATACTGGGTTTCGATTTCCGTTTTTGAAGTAGTCATCTCTTCAAGTTGTGTACGTAGAGAAGCGAACTCGCGTTCAACAATATTCTCTGCATCAGATTTTACATTGGTTTCTTCTGTCATTGTTTCGACCTCTGTTTTTCTGTTTTCATTGTCACAACTGTCACCTACTTTACAAGAATCACAACAAGAGTCGCAATCTTCTTCTTTAGTGTCAGTGTGTATTTCACACTCCGTTTCTATAGTACATTCCTTGCAGACCGGGTCCATTTTTTCATTATCAATGAAACTTAATTCCGTAGGACGTATCATGGTGGCATAATTGTCACCCATCACGTCAACGTCATTGGAAAACCAATCAATTGATACGTGTGTCATGTCCCCTTGTTTAACCTTGTCCATCACTTCTTGACCATGTCCTGTTTTATTATTAATGGTCGCATTCATTTTCACTGCTGTCTTTCCATTTTCCATCTCAACCACCTCAGGCTCAGTAGCCATGCCGATTAAATCCTCAGGCGTTCTTTGATGGTTTATGTAAATCGGGAGCTCTTTAAAAGCTTCCATATTACCTTTTAAAACACTAGGCTCTATATAAACCTTTTGTTGTTTCTCGTCTTCTTCGTATTCGTGAAGACCTGAAGTAATAGCGATAACTGGAAAAGAAGCAGAGTCTATTCCATCATCGCTGGTAAATGTAAAATCATTTTCTCCATCAATAGATAAAGCAAATGACCTTTGTTTTGGTTCACTAGATTTTGACTCTCCTGCAAATTCCCGCTCAACACCATTCTCGTCAGCCCACATGGTACACATGCCTGCTGCTATCTCATCGTGATTTTCAAAACCACGTTTCTTTAATGTTTTTCCTACAGTCATTTTACATTTTTCGTAAGTCATTTTCTATCTCCTGTTGCGTTAGCGGAGGGTTTATTCCCTCTATTCTGGGCTCGAGCGGACTCTTCTTTTTTGTCCGAACTCTTTCCTCCAGATATATTAGCATTCTTATCTGATTTTTCTTTACGGATTGGAGAAGCCTTAATATCTTCAGAAGTTTCCATGTCTAGTTCAGTAACTCCTTCAGGGTCAAGACCTCTTTCCTCCCTAACTTCACCGGGTGATAAAACACCCTCAGAAAGATAAATCATATCTGTCTTAGCTTTAGTGAATGCGTCTTCAACATTAATCTGCCTGAATTTGAATTTAGCTTCGCCATTTTCTAATTGAGGCATTAATTGTGCATTTATTGCACCTTCTACCATAGTTTGTAAGTATCTTACATATGGTTCAAAAATAGGACGAGCTCTCTCAGGCTCTGTCCACATAGTCTTAGGAACTTTTAAAGCCATATGAATCTTATCTAATATATCATCAGTATATTTTCCATATTCAAAAGCTCTCTGGGTTCCTTGTAATTCTTTAATTTCTATATCGTTACCATGTATTATATCTTCACCGGGTTCTAACGAATTAAAGGCGTTAACCACTTCGTTAATTTTGTCAGGACCATAAGGCATATCGGGAAGTCCACAAGATATATCAAAGCGAGAAGAAGCGTATTTGTTGAGTGCAGCTCCGATATCTCGTTCTGCATAATCTTTGAGGTCAACCAAATACAAAATGGGATGGATGTCAGAAAGACCATAAGCGTAGTCATCGAAACAGTTATTTTTAAGTTCCACAATCTCTTCAGCTTCAAATCTGATATTCTCATTGTCATCTCCTACATCTTGATAGTAATATTCTATTTGTCCATGTTCATTCCTATTGACATACATGTTCTGTGAAGAACGTAGAACTAAATTGTCCCCAGTCCATTCTAAATAAGATGTACCAAATATACGGGCGTTCCTTAACCATCCATATAGAGTATCTTCTATATTTATTTCTTTGAACATCTTTTCTACCCTTTCTCTTAACTCATCATCGTCAGTAACGATGTCAAAATTATCTTTTACGGCGTAGAGACAAGGTAAGTCAATCAACGTTCTCACGATTGGGTCAGCTAAATATACATTCATGTATGTTTGAGGCTTTCCAAGGTGGGGTTCATACTTCTTTACATTATACCCTGCAAAGTTATTTTGTAGTTTTAATCTCTTGATTACACCTGCACCAAAACTTAGGGGGTCGTCCTCCTTAAATGGAGGGTTGCTACCTCTTGTAGCAAACACTCTTCGAACTCTGTCTAGTAACGACATGGCTTATTCACTGAATATATATCCGGTAATAGTATATAAAGCTTTCTTCATAGTCTATACCTTTTATTAAGCCTTACTTTACGCTGTTTTGTAGTAAATAATGAGGCATTGCTGTAACTTCCTACACTTCCTCCTAAGTTACCGCGACTCCTTTTACTAGGAGAGCCTGCTACAGAAGCAGTGCCCGGTAACATAGAAAGTGTGGCGTGAATAGCCATAACTGAACTATCACAATAATCATCATGTTTATTAGATGGTGCTGCTATCTTTTCAGTTTTATTAGCAGTATCCATAGTATATTCTAAATCTAAATGTTCTCTAAAGAATTTATTCATTAAGCGTTGTTGGTGTGGTGGTAGGTTAGAGGGTGTAGGTATCTTTACGAGCTTTTGTTGAATATAAGAAACATAATCTCTATATACTTGTGTCTTTGTGCCTCTAGGTCCTCCCGTAAAAACGAAAGGTATAAAGTAAATCTGGGGGTTACTATTTATACAAGCCATTCTTAAATCTTGTTCAATCGCTCCACCAATACCTGTACAATCCACAATAAGCCTATCAGCCCCAAGATTAATGGCGACATCCATAATACGTTCACGTTGGTAGGGAATATCATGTCCACCTGTTCTAGGATTGATTTCTTCCACATATATAAGGCGTGCGAGATTTCCTTCATCACACTGTTCCCTTCTCCATCCTGTAATAACAGTAGAGTTAACTGATTTACCAACATCAACACCGATAGTAATCGGAGAACCAAAATCTCCTCGCGTGACAAGTTCCTCTCTGGTTGTAAACTCATAATCATCAAAACATCCTTTTATCTTTTCAGGTGTAAAAACATTCGATACACTCTCTACAAACTCACATTCATATTCAGTTCTCCAATAGATAGAGTCTTCACCCCACTCTATCATTTTTTCTAACATTTCTTCTTCAGTATAGGGAGCTGTATATGCGTCCCCTGCCTTAATAGCATCTCTCCATGTATATACTAAGCGTGTCCAGTTATCTGAATAAGCATCATCATATAAATATCTATACATATGATTCTCTTTTGATTTTGGTGTACCTAGATTTATGAATGGGGCCTTATTTGAAAGTATCGCTGGTTCTACATTATCAACGAATAAATTATCGTCGATGAGTGGGGACTCATCAACTATACAGAATGTAGGATGTTGTCCACGTATAGCTTGTCCTTGATTAGTAGGCGCTAATGGAGCTCTACGCATCATTGTGCCCCCCTTCAGGCGTATATGGGGCTTATTGTGAAATTTATAATTATCTACTAAACTATCTAAAAAACGATTATCTTTGAAATTCCTATATACATAATTGAAAATTAAGGCGGCTTGGTCTTCAGAAGGAGCTAAAATGAAAATTAAATCTCTAAATCTCTTAAAATACATATAAATTGTGACAGCTACTGCTAAAGCGTAAGATTTTCCACTACCTCTTGGTGCTAAAATAGCTAATTTACGTTGTTTACCATTCTCACTATGAGTCAATGCTTTAACTATTATCTTTTCTTGAAGGGGTCTAAGTATTAATGGTCTTTGTTTATTATCAATAAGGTAGGTTGAACAGAATGCTCTTACTAATTTAAGCATTTTTTTCTCGCTATGTCTAGTCTTTTCGAATATATTTTCTATTTCAATTGAATCTATAGCACCTTTACCGGTCAGGGTTGCTTTTAGATTCTTTGTCTCGTTTTTCACTGCTGTTGTCATCTGTTAAGTCCTCCAAAAAAGAAGCAAACCCTGCTGTTTTTTGTTCTACAACAGAAGGTATCTCTATATTTAATGCTCTGAATTCAGTATGTATGTCACGAACAATTGAATTTCTTTGTCGCAAGAGCTCTGTTCGTAAGTTAACATCCCGAATATGTAAAGTAATTTCTTCCCACAAAATGTCTTCAAGAGACAGATTGCGAGCCAGCAAGCGTACAAGTTCTTTATGACGTTCATATTCTCCTTCTCCTACCCGCTGGCGTAACCGCTGCTCGTATTCAACCTCGTTCAAAGTGATTTGCCTTCGTCAAGTGATGATTTAACCTT